TACCATATCCCACTGGAATTTCAAGACCTTTTTCAATGTTCCATTCCTTGTTAGCAACATGGAAGTAATACTCTTTATAATCGTTGTACTTCTCAAACAGAGATTCCAGCGATTCATTGGTATACCCTCTAAAAACAGGTTCTTGATCCATATCCCACACATGGTATATATCTGCATAGTATTTTTCACTATGTTTTTCTTCTTCTGGTCGGTTAAGTTCAATTAACTTTTCCCATTTACTACGATATTTCCACTGAACCTCATTCCCGAAACGTCTGATATCAATATCTTCCATATCTGGTAGTGAGTCATTTTCATCAATCAAATTGAGACATTCAGAAATTTCCTCATCGGAAAGACCGCACTTTTTCAAGTGTATAGCATTGTCTTCTCTACAAAGCTGATATTCTGTCATATTGCTGCGCCGTTCTTCTTCGGCTTTCTTTTCTTCTTTCCTTCGGTTAAACTCATCTACTGAATCCTTCCAAGAATGAAAAATATTGTCTTTTCGCTCAACAATATACAGTGGAGAACCTGGATGTTTTTTGCGGTAATATTCAACGCTTGACCGTAATACTAAATATCCTCTATTGATCCATTCTCTGATACCGGCATCATCCCCAATGCTGATATTAAGATTCGGATCAATATCTTCCTTTTTCTCCGTAACCGTATATAAATCAACATAGTATTTTCCATAACCAGCGTATGTATTGATTTTGCCAACCAATATATCCATAAAATTATCCAGCTTATCAACAACAAATACTATCTCATCTTTTACAAAGTCTCTTTTCCCACTCCTGAATGCTCTCATAATTTATCTGCACTTTCTTTTGAATTTCCGGGAACTAAGCGAAGATTCCTCTCAGTTCTGCTCCCGGAATGAATTTTGGTAACACATTTGACTCGATTTTAATTCGTTCAAGTGTGTTTGGATCTGTACCCATTCGTGATTTCGTTGTCTTTTTCTTAAAAGTACCAAAACCAACGAACTTTACACCATCATAATACTTGTAGGCATACTTGATCCCTTCAAGTACAAGGTCAACGGCACTTTCAACCTCTTTTTTAGATTTTCCAGTAGTGCCACTGACCACATTTATAAATTCTTTCTTATTTAACATTCATGCTCCTGTTCCTGTGTTAGTGAACAGATGTAGCAATCCACCTCAGAATCCATAAAATATTTTTCTATGATTTTGCTTACTATCGACCAATCGCCACCGGCTAAATCGCAACCAATTTTATACGGAAATCCGACACTCTTTTTATATTTGGCTGCGGTTTTTGCCACCGTAGCAATCGCCTTTTCAAGTGCCACATAATCTGTCTGGCAGAATCCTCTACCATAGCCATCCTGACCAAACAGATTTGCAACAACTTTTCCGTCATTACAATTTACGAATAATGTTCTTCCAAGTAAAATATTTTCATATTCATCACAAAACTCTTTGTACTTTTTGAATACTTCTGGATAAGTTCTTTTAATCTGAAATGCAATTCCTGCACCCATCACACCTTTACAGTTTGTCTGATGACAAATTATATCTACTTTATCCTGTTTTAATAAATCTCCAACTATATTGTAAATCATAATGTTTTGTCCTTTATTTTTGTTTGTTATGCGTATGCAACAGTAATACCTGCTTCTTCAAGTCTTTCTTTTAATCCAAAGTTCATTGTGCTAACTGCTGCAATCCCGATTTTTGCATCGAATACGTTTGTGATCTTCTTAACCATTGTGGCAGCTTCTACATTGTCCTCTGCCGGAATTTCATATCTCTTGCCACCATTTATAATGGATAAGTAGAACTTCTTTCGCCTGTTTCATCGTCTTTTCCCAGACCATAAGAAAGTCTGATATCGTCTGACGTAAATTTAATAACCTGATTTCCAACCTTGATATCAATGCCGTTTGCTGCAACAACTTCTACCTTTTCCAGTTTATTGTATTTCGCAACCAGATATCTCACATATCCATCTGTAAGTGTAAGGGTGCTTGTTACGTCAATGGCTTCGTCCAGCTTTCCATTTTCATTGAAATACTGCTGGCAACTCATGATCTTCTCTGCATTCGGATTTGTACACTTGAAAGAACTCGGAATCATAATACTTCCAGTCTTTACGACAAAATGCGGTAAAGCTGCTCTCTTTGCTACCTCTTCTTTCTTTTTCAGCTTATTCATTGCAGCCTGTACAGTCTTATTTAAAACCTTAATACTCTCGACAGAATCAAAAGATACTACAACCGGCGTATTGATAACATCTTTGTTTTTTACACTTGATCCAACTTCCTGCTGTGGAATATTAGAAAATGTAATAAGCACATTTGGCGTGTCCTTTACATCTGCCATACCGATAGCAACATCGCCGTTGCCACAATCAATAACGGTATTTGAGTTTAATACTTTTGTTTCTGTCTGGATTAACTGTTTAATCATCTTTCTTCTCCTTTACACTTCTATAACTTTATTATGGCTTATTTGAGATATGAAACCATCATGCA